TCTGAGGCTGAAGAGCTTGCGATGGCGAAGTATGTGGCGCAGGCTGCACAAGAAGTACTTCAGATACACCAAGCACAAGCCGCACAGCAACAGGCTCAACAGATAGCACAGGACCCGCTGGTGCAGATGCAGCAACAGGAGCTTCAGATCAAGGGTATGGAGCAGCAAAGGAAAGCTCAGAAAGATCAGGCCGACGTGCAGCTTGCTGCACAGCGCTTGGACGTGGAGCGCCAGAGGATTGCTGTGGAAGCTCAGAAAGAAGGTATACGGCTACAAAACCAGAACCAACAAAACGAACGAAAGATTCAGGCTGATCTTCTTAAAACAAGGATGAAGCCATGACAGAGTACAAGCTATTTGGCGATTATTTGCTAAAAAAACTTCGTGACCGCGAAGAACAAATGAAGACGCACATGGCAGAAGGTTCCGCTAAAGACTACGCTGAATACAGATTCCAGACGGGCGTTATCAAAGGTCTGCGCTCGGCTATGATGGACATTCAAGACCTTTTGCAGAAGTATGAGGTTAAAGATGACTGAAGCAACCCAACTGCCGACTCCCAAGGGCTACAAGATACTTTGTACGCTTCCAACCATTGAAAGCAAGTTTGATAGTGGCCTCTTGAAAGCGGACACCACCGTCAAGTATGACGAGCTTTTGAGCAACGTGCTCTTTGTCGTGGAGTTGGGCGACATGGCGTATGCAGATCCCCAGAGATTCCCCACAGGTCCGTGGTGCCGCAAAGGGGACTTTGTACTTACCCGTGCAAACACGGGTACAAGGCTGCGGATTCACGACCGTGAGTTCCGTTTGATTAACGACGACTCCGTTGAAGCCGTGGTGCAAGACCCACGCGGCATCCAACGTGCATGAGGTGAACTATGGCTCAACTAGACCGTGAAGAGTACAAGTTTCCTGATGAGAAGCAAGAAGCTAAGGCTTCCACAGAGGACGCTATCGAGATTGAAATCATTGACGATACTCCTGAAGAAGATCAGGGGCGCAAACCACTAGCTGAACCTGTTGCGGAACCCACAGACGACGAGCTTGCCAAGTATGACGAGGGGGTTCAGAAGCGCATCAAGAAACTGTCGCATGGATACCACGATGAGCGTAGGGCCAAAGAAGCGGCTTTGCGTGAACGTGAGGAAGCGCTCAAGTACGCTCGTTATCTTGTCGATGAAAATTCAAAGCTCAAGGACAGTCTGGGCGGGCACACACGGCTACTTGTAAGTACCGCAAAACAAAACGCAGATCTTGCACTTGAAGATGCAAAACGCAAGTATCGTGCAGCTTACGATGCAGGGGACGCAGAAAAAATTGTTGAGGCCCAAGAAGAACTTACGCAAGCAAAGATCCGCTTGGACAAGGTGGAGAGCTTTCAACTACCTCCTGCATCTTCCCCCGCACCCGTAGCCAAGCCACTTCCTGCTGAACCTGTCGCAGACCCTAAAGCTGTAGCATGGCGGGAGCAGAACAAGTGGTTTGGGCAGGATGAAGAAATGACGAGCTTTGCTTTGGGGGTACATGAGAAGCTCGTGAAGAGTGGGGTTGACACGCAGTCTGAAGAGTACTATGATCGCATCAATTCCCGCATCCGCGAGAAGTTTCCTGAGAACTTTGAGGCACCAAAGAGACGGACGAGCGTCGTAGCCCCTGCATCGAGAAGTGTTGCACCCAAGAAGATCACACTGACCCAGACGCAGGTAGCTCTTGCTAAAAAGCTTAGAATTCCTTTGGAGTTGTATGCCCGCAAAGTAGTGGAGGCCCAGAATGGCTGAGAACCGTATCAATCGTGAACTAGAAACCCGCGCTAAGACACCCCGCAAGTGGCAACCGCCCAGCTTGCTGCCTGATCCTACGCCTGAGCCGGGATACGCGTACCGTTGGATACGTGTCAGCACCCTTGGTGCAAGTGACCCAAGGAACATTTCGACCAAACTCCACGAAGGCTGGGAGCCTGTACGAGCGCAAGATCACCCTGAAATCACATCGTATCTTTATAGTAGCGAAGATCGCTATAAGGACAATGTGGTGATTGGGGGTCTTATGCTCTGCAAGACACCCACTGAATTTGTAGACCAGCGCAATGCCTTTTATCAAGAACAGGCTGATGCGCAGGTTCGATCCGCAGACAACCATTTCATGCGCCAGAATGACCCACGGATGCCTCTCTTTGCAGAGAAAAGGACCGAAGTCAGCTTTGGGCGTGGAACTTAACTTAAACGAGGTCAAAAATGGCTTATCCTGTTATTGACGCTCCCTACGGCTTGAAACCTATCAATCTGATTGGGGGGCAAGTATTTGCTGGCTCGACCCGGATGTATAGCCCTACGTATGCTTATGGCACGGACATTTTTTACGGCGACTTCGTTGCCCTTGTTCGTGGAAACCTTGAGCGTATTAGTGTGTCAACGGGTACAGCAGGCACGCTTGCGGGTGTTTTCTTGGGGTGCACGTATACGGATCCCAACACAAAACAAAAACGATTTGCTCAGTACTGGCCTGCATCCACCACTGCGGGAGACTGTCAGGCATACATCTGTGATGACCCGGATACGGTGTTCAAAGCAGTCGTTTGTTCTGCTACTACCGTTGTTGCTTCGGGCGCTCGCGCCATGATTGGGCAAAATCTTGCTTGTATCAACAACACGGGTCTTACATCTACAGGCAATAGCCGCAATGCTTTGCTTGCGCCTACGGCAACCCCAGCTACGACTGCGGCGCTTCCTATCCGCGTTCTTGGTCTGGTAGAGGAGACCGCAGTGTCGTTGGGAACGGCAACGTTTACCAGCATTGCAACGGAAACGATCACTTGTTCAGCACTTCCGTCTGCACTACCTGTAGGGACGGATGTGGGTTCACTGGCTTCCAACGGTCAGTACATCCCAAGTGGGTCGTTTGTGGCTACCGCAGCAGCAGCCGGTGCAACCACAGTGGTGTTGAATCAGGCACCCGTGGCGGCTTTTGCGGCCAGTGCCACGTTGGTGTTCACACAGTTCCCAGAACTTTTGGTTAAACTCAACTTTGGTCAGCACGAGTACTACGCTGCCACGGCAACGGCTTAAGGAGTAAAAAATGGCTATTTCACGCGCACAGCTATTGAAAGAGCTTCTCCCCGGCCTGAACGCCCTGTTCGGCTTGGAGTACGCTCGTTATGGAACGGAGTACAAGGAACTCTACGAAACGGAAAGTTCTGAGCGCTCCTTTGAGGAAGAGACCAAACTGTCTGGTTTTAGCGCAGCCCCCGTCAAAAACGAGGGTTCGGCAATTGCCTACGACAATGCTCAAGAGGCATGGACGGCACGCTACAACCACGAGACGATTGCGATGGGCTTTTCCATCACGGAAGAGGCTATCGAGGACAATCTGTACGACAGTCTGTCTTCGCGGTATACGAAGGCGTTGGCTCGGGCGATGGCTTACACCAAAGAGATCAAAGGCGCTTCGACGTTGAACAACGGGTTCTCTTCTGCCGTAACCTACGGTGACGGAGTGGCTCTGTTCTCAACGGCGCACCCCTTGGTTTCGGGTGGAACCAACAGCAACCGTCCGTCTGTAAATTCAGACCTCAACGAGACATCGTTGGAAAACGCAGTGATCCAGATCGCTGCGTGGACCGATGAGCGTGGACTGCTGATTGCTGCAAAGCCCAAGAAGCTCATCATTCCTCCGGCACTCATGTTTACGGCAACTCGTTTGCTGCAAACAGAGCTTCGTGTGGCGACAGCAGACAATGATGTCAACGCACTGAAGATGATGGGTTCGATCCCTGAGGGGTACGCGGTCAATCACTTCTTGACCGACACCAACGCGTGGTTCCTGACCACGGATGTACCCAACGGTCTTAAGCACTTTGTTCGTACACCGCTTAAGAACGACATGGATGGGGACTTTGACACCGGGAATGTTCGCTACAAGGCTCGGGAGCGTTATTCCTTCGGGGTCTCAGACCCGCTGGGTATCTTCGGATCACCCGGAGCGTAAAGACAGGGGGGTTGACAGCCCCCCTGTTCTATTGTAGAGTCAATCATTCCGGGGTTAGCCCGGTACATCAGACAGTCCCGGCTGACGACATGCAGACTGATGTGCCGATATCGCATGTGAGGATCTAATGGCAAATACAACCTTTAGCGGCCCAGTCATTTCGACGAACGGGTTCGTAGGTGCAGTTACGGGTGCTGTCACAGCAACCACGGTAACCGCAACTGGCGCAATAACTTCAACTGGGACTGCCGGTGTTGGCTACAGCACTGGGGCAGGCGGCACGGTTACGCAGGCTACAAGCCGTACTACAGGCGTTACGCTAAACAAAACTACCGGTGCGATCACACTGGTTTCAGCGGCTGGTTCGGCTACAGCCGCTACTTTTACTGTGACCAACAGCACCGTAGCAGCAACGGATGTCATCATCTTAAATCAAAAATCCGGTACTGACCTGTACGATTTGATGGTCACTGCGGTGGCGGCGGGTAGTTTTGACTTAACATTTCGTACCACTGGTGGCACTACAACTGAAACGCCTGTGTTTAACTTTGCGGTGGTTAAGGCTGTGGCTGCATAAGGGGGCATCATGGGAATGCAAACAGATGTCCTAGCGAGTCAGGCGCGGACAGATGACGGGCAGCTTCTTGATCAAAACGGGAATGCCCTTCCAGCCGTCCGCGTCAAAGCGATTTATATCGTACCCACACCGAGTTCAGCAGGTTCTGTAGCCTTCAAAGACGGTGGTTCAAGTGGGTTGACCAAGTTTACAATTAATTTGCCAAACAACACAACGGGAGGGGAGTATTTCCTTCTTCCGGGTGAAGGCGTGTTGTTTCGCACAAATGTATACGTAGACATTACTACGGTTGCATCTGTAATGGTGTGGTATGGCTAAGACCCCCGCGTGGCAACGTGCCGAAGGCAAGAACCCAAAGGGCGGACTCAACGCTAAGGGTAGGGCATCCTACAACGCAGCCAATCCGGGGAAGCCCGGGCTTAAGCCTCCGCAACCAGAGGGCGGTTCACGGCGTGACTCATTCTGTGCCCGGATGAAAGGCATGAAGAAAAAGCTCACTTCGTCAAAAACGGCCAATGACCCTAATAGTCGCATCAACAAAAGCCTGCGGGCATGGAAGTGCTAACATGAAAAAGCGCAAATTTGAAAATGGTGGGTCTACGGATGATGGCATCGTTCGGAAACGTGGGTTAAGAGCGGCAGGCACTGATGAGCTGGTGCTAGATTCACGAGGGATGCCTATACTTACTGTGGGTGAACCAGATAAAGAAACTGAAGAGGCGATTGCGAAAGCAGAGGCGAAGGCAAAGAGTCGGCCTTATGAAGAGCAGCCTTCAGTAAAAGAATCTCGCCTTGCAAAATTTATCAGTTCGTTTATGAAAAGAAGGTCCCCAGCGCCTGATGT